GCCGACTTGGGCTATCCCGGTGAGAGCGTGACAGTGGTGAGCCTGGCGGGAGAGTGATATGGCGTTGACGGGACACATTGAGATTGCATTGCACCTGAGCGATCCTGCCGCTGCTGCATTCGGCGAGGCCCGCGACGTGCTATCGCAGCGCTTCTATCGCAGCCTGTCTGGTGGAGCACAGTACAACGCCCGCAAGAGCCTTGCCGCAAGCGGCACAGACTCGTACGACCTCAGCGGCACGCTGACAAATGCACGCGGCGGAAGCGTGGTTCTGGCGACCCTGACGGGCGTTCTGGTACGCAACACCGGAACCGTGGCCATTGTGCTTAAGTCGCCGTCAAACGGCGTGGATATCGGCGACGGGTTGCGAATCTTGCCGGGGCAGTTGGCGCTGCTGGCTAATACCAGCGGCACGGGCCATACGGTGACGGCGGCAACCGCTGATCTTGTCGCAGTGACAAACGAGTCGGCCACCACGGCGGCGGCATATGACATTGCTCTTTGGGGCACGACGGCATGAGCAAACATATTGACATAGCTGATAGCGTCGTTGCAGCGCTTCAGGCCGGAGGCATTGCTGCTCGTCGCGTTTGGGCACCGACCTATGAGGCTGCCCTGTTGACCGCCGGGCTGGCCATGGTTGTACCGTCCGGAAGCGAGATTGAGCGTGGTGATCGTAGCGAGTGGTTTGAGACAGTGAGCATTCAGGTTGCCTACTTTCAGCGCGTGACGGCCGGTGATATGGCGGCCATGGACAAGGCAAGTGAAGTGCTGGACACGATACGCGGGCTGTTGCTGGCGGCGGATATTACGGACGCCAGTCTGGACGAGATTACCAGCATTGTACCGTTCGATGTGCAGCGGGCATCAGAGGGTGTCTACGCCGGGAGCATGACGGCGGTCTACCAGGTGATGGCATGATGAATTTCAAGCCAAAAATGAAAAGCATGTTCTTTGACAGCCCGAAGATTGCAAGCTTCATGGACAAGGTTACAGCCAAGGCATTCGGTCGGTTCGGTGCTTACGTTCGCAGGGTTGCCCGTAACAGTATCAAGCTGCGGAAGCACCGAATCGTAACTGACAGGCGAGGAAACAAGCGGCGCGTCGAGATACCAAGCGAGCCTGGCAGCCCGCCGCGAAGTGGCCCGCAAAGATTGCTAAAGGATTTCATTTTCTTTGCTTATGACCCCGCAGCCTTAAGCGTGGTAATCGGGCCTGAGAAATTGAATAGCAAGGACACCGGAGCTCCGGAGACCCTTGAGTACGGCGGCCAGACAACGATTGTGGGCGGCAAGAAGAGATTAAGTCGCACGATTCGTATCAAGCCGCGACCGTACATGACACCGGCGTTTGAGGCAACATTACCAAGGCTGCCGAAGTTTTGGACTGAGGCAAAACTGAAAGCATAACCCCCTATCATACAAGGAGCGACAAATGAAGATTGGAAAAGATTTCAAGTTTTATTATTCGGTTGCCGGGGCGACCACCCCGACTTGGGTTGAGGTCGATATCGTGCGCGATAGCGAACTCAGCCGCACTAAGGAAACAGCCGACGGCAGCGCCCGCGATGCTGGCGAAATGATTCAGAATGCTATCGTCAGTGAGACCGTCGAACTGACTTTCGACATTCGCTATGAGCCGACTGACACTAAATTTCTGGCGCTCGAGACGGCCTATGACGGTTCGGCGAACATCGGTATTGCCGTCTGCGATGGTGACATTACCACTACGGGAACAAAGGGCTGGCGGGGCGACATGATTCTGACCGGCTTCTCGCAGCCGCAGACGTTGCGCGATATCACGTTCGTCAGCGTGACGGCTGTTCCGGCTGTCAGCACGTTCTCTGCCGGAGCGTTCACGGTAAACCCTTAATTGGCCTCCCGGTCTTCACCGCGACCGGGACGGCGACGCCTGACGCCACTGGCGATTACCTGGCGGCAGGTGAGTGGAACGGTGAGCTTTACTATGTTGACGACATTGACGACCCGTCATATTTCATCTGGTCGGATGATACGAATTTCATCTTGTCAGAAGAGCTTGGCGGAAGCGTTGGTATGGCCGACAACTGGTGGACTGGCCCACTGGTGGCGGCCGGTGCAATTGGCGATTACATCATCAAGGATGGCACGGCGAGCGGCACTATTGCCGTTGCGATCATTGATACGCCAACATACACCAGCACTGGCGCAACTGACCCGGTTGCGGCGAATACGGATTTTGCCGCTTTTGACGCCTACAACAACCGGGTCGTCTACACCGATGGCACATGGTATTTGTGGGATTATGACGGTGCTGGCACGTGGACTATCTCTGATGCCTATGGTGGTGATTTTGACAACACCGATCCGCATTGGGTAATCGGTTCAGCTGCTACCAGCCCGCTCGGATCGTATACCGCAACGGCTGGCGCAGTTGGAGATATCACACTGGCGGCTTATGTTGCACCGTAACACCCTTGATCCCGGCAGACCGCGTGGCTGCGTTCCTCCCGCGGCCCGCGGCTGCCGGTTCCCCTTACCTTGGAGGAAACACAGTTGAAAACATTTACCGACAGTGCTGGCCGTAAATGGGAATTGTCTCTGACCATTGGTTCGGTCAAGCGAATCAAAAGCATTCTTGGTCTTGATCTTTTGAATCTTGAAGTTGGCGACCCGCCGCCACTCGTGCGATTGTCTACCGATATCATGTTGTTATGTGACGTGCTGTATGTATTGGTTGAGCCGAAGGCAACCGAGCTTGGCGTCAGTGACGTTGATTTCGGGGCGGCTTTGGGCGGCACGGCTATTGACGATGGTATGCAGGCGCTTCATGCGGAGATTGTTGATTTTTTCCGCTTGCTCCACCGACCGGCTCAGGCGGCGGCGGTGGAGAAGCAGGCAGTGATTCTCGGCCTGGCTCAGACGCGCGGGGCGGAGCGGATAGAGAAACTGGACGTGGACAAGTTGGTGACGAAGGCGATGGCTGGTGGCGAACCGTCTACGAGCTCGGTGGAATAATTGGCCTGTCGCCTGACCCGCTGACGTTGCGGGAGTTGTTGTACATGGCCGAAGGCTGTCGGCGGAACCAATGGGATCATACGGCGGCACTACAAGCAACGGTAATGAACTCTCAGGGCGGCAGGGGGAATGGACAGGCGTTTACGGGTGAAGATTTCCATCCGTTCAGCATTGCTACCGAGCAGGAAGATACGCGAGCAACGTGTATTGAAGACATCGTAAATTTCATGTCGCCACCGAAACTTGTTCGGCCACGGACAATCGGGCGACGAAAACGTGAGGCCGAATATGGCAAAGACGCGATCAATCAAAGCGGGCAAGGCGTACATGGAGCTTGACGCCGATAAGCGGCCTTTTGATAAGAAGCTGCTTCAGGCTCAGGCGGCCTTGCGGCAATTCGGCAAGCAGTTGTCTGAAGTCGGCAAGGGCATGATGACGGCCGGCGCGGCTATCACGGGGCCGCTGCTGGCGGCCGCCGGCGTGTTCGCCAAGATGGGCGACCAGGTCGGCAAGATGGCCAAGCGAACCGGGTTCAGCGTCGAGGCGCTTAGCGAGTTGGCGTTTGTCGCCAGTCAGACGGGCACGTCACTGGAGGCCATGGAAACCGGCTTTCGTCGGATGCAGCGGGGCATTTACGATGCCGGTCGCGGGTTGAGCACGCAGACTGACGCGTTGGCCGATTTGGGCTTGAAGTATAAAGACTTAGAAGGTCTCCTGCCTGAAGATCAATTCAAGCGATTGGCCGAGGCTATCAGCCGCGTTGAAGACCCCACGCGAAAGGCGGCGCTGGCTCAGGCTTTATTCGGCCGCGCGGGCACGCAACTGCTACCCATGATGGAGGAGGGCGCTAAGGGCATTGATGACCTTCAGGCCAAAGCGCGTCAGCTTGGGTTGACCATGTCCGGTGAAGATGTCAAATCAGCCGAGGACTTCACCGACGCGCTCGACATCCTGTGGAAGGTTGTCAAGATGGGTGTATTCAACGTCGGGGCGGCGCTGGCCCCGACGCTTCAGGATTTCGCCAATCGCGTTAGCGAGGTCACAGCAGGCATTATCCATTGGCTGAAGCAAAACCGAGAACTGGTGGCGACGATTGGCAAGACGGCTTTGGTCGTCGGTGGTCTGTTACTTACTCTTGGCGGAACGGTTTTCGCTATCGGCAAGGTGGCGCTGGCCGGTGCGGCGCTGATCAAGGTTATCGGACAGATCAAGGTTGCCATGACGGCTCTTGCCGCTCATCCAATGATGCTCGTTGCGGCTGGCCTGGCGGCTGTAGGGGTGGCCATTGCTCTTGTGATCAAGCGTAATCAGGATTTGCGGTATGCCACGAACGACACGGCCAAAGCGTCATTGTCTGCCGGTGATCAGCAGCGGGCGAATGCTATCGCCCTGATGAAAAGATTGTCAGAGCTTGACGGGCAGACCTCTAGAACGGCCGATGAGCAGAACGAGATGACCCGTATCGTCGAGATGCTGAACAAGGAGTATCAGGGCCTTGGTCTGACGATCAACGATGTCACCGGGCGAGTTGAAAATCTGTCCGAGAAGCAGCGCGAGCATATGGAGATTATGCGCAGGCGGGCTCGGCAGGATTTGAAGATTGCCATTCAGGAGGCCGAGCTTAACGCCGAAGCGACGGCTCGTAAGCAATCTGAGTATGGTGGGGCCAGTCTGGTTTGGGATTCCCTTTTCGGTGACTATGAAGCCGAAATCGAGAAGAATCAAAAAGAGGCCGACCTCGCTTATCAGAAACTTGTTGAATTGCGCCGTCGCCTGAAAGAGATCGACAAAGAGGCGTCAGAATCAGCCCTGACCGGCGGAACGAAGGCGGCCGTTAATACGGGTGCCCAAGAATCGGCCGCGGCCAACAAGAAACGGCAAGAGGCCATGTTTGAGTTGGCCGAGATACAGGGCCGCAATCGGGGCAAGCTGAAAGACGCCTTGCAGCGTGAGATTGATGCAATCCATGAAGACGGGCTTGCCGAAGCGGCAGCACTTGAAAAGCTGATCAGCCTGACCGACGACGCCGAAAAGCGTGCCAAGTTACGAGCCGAAAAGAAGGCCCGCATGGCGCAGATCGACGAGGACGTCGCGGCTAAAGAAAAAGAGTATGCCGCCAAAGAAGCCGAAGAGGCAGCTAGGGCCGCGAAAGATGTCGAGGACTATGGCCGCGAACTGGCCGCGCGTGAACTTGATGCACGCATCGAGCTTGCCGACGGTGCAGAGCGTGCGGCATTGGAGGCCGAGCGGGCGACAAAGGCAGTGGAGGAAAGCTTGCGGCAAGAGCGCGAGCGTATCGCGGCCCTGAAGGGCATTACCGACGAAGAGCGCAAGAAGATGGACGACCAGGCTAAACGCACGGCCGCTATGGGCATGGCGGCAATTGCCCGCGAGCAGCTGCTTAGACAAGCCGAGATGTCGTCGCAGAATATCAAGCAACTTCAATCCGCCGGCACATTCAGCGCCGTCGCCGTCAAGGCTGGTGGCCTTGCTACCGGGCAGGCACGGGCCATGGATAAGGTGGCGAAGAATACCAAAGATATGCTTGCGGCTTTGAACATGGTGAACCAAAGCATTCTGAATCGGACTTTCCCCGGCGTGACTGTGTAAAGGAAACAATATATGGCACTGGTATGGACTTCACAGGCGCGAAAGTGGTCGTCGCAGCGGAATAGCCGCACGCTGAGTTATCTTGTCAACGGCCAGAATCATGACTTTGGTACGACCGACCCGCTTGAGGCCGTAGAGACCGACGCCCTGACTTCTACGCCGACCACACAAAAGACCACTCTTGTCCGCACTGATATATCTGTTACCGAGCTTGGAAATAACATTTTTCAGGTGGTCGTCACTTATGGCCCGTCATCAAGCAAATCGCCAGACGCCCCGACTTCCGGGACGACAATTGATTTCAGTATGGAGATCGGAACAGAGCAAACACACATCACGCAATCAAAGAGCACGACCGCATATCCGACTGGTGCTGCTCCCGACCTTGGCGGGGCAATTGGGGTAAACGGTCGCGCGATAGATGGCGTTGATATTCTAACCCCCACATTGCAGCGGAGCTTTACATATTACTTTGCGCCGTCTTCAATAACCAACACCTTGATTGGCAAATGGTTTGCGGCCGTCGGCACGGTCAACAATGATTCGTTTTACGGCGGTGCGGCGGGTGAGGTTCTTTGCACTGGTATCAGCGGCAGTTGGCGAGACGATGAAGATCAGGCGGCCATTACTTTTCGGTTTGCTTATAGCCCGAATGAGACGGGCCTAAGCGTCGGCAGCTTGACGGGTATTGCCAAGAACGGATGGCAGCACTTGTGGGTGCAATACGAAGAAGTAGAAGACGCCACTGTTGACAAGCTCGTACCTCGCCCGAAATACGTTTTTGTCGAGACGGTTTATGATTCCACTGATTTTGCCGAGCTTGGCATAGGGGAGTCCCGATGAGTGATCCGCTGAGGACAATGCGACCAGGCGAAGCGATCAGGGCCGCAACGATGAATGAAGTTATCGGCGCGGCAAGGGCGGTGCGCCGCAATCTTGGTTCTGGCGGAGCCGGGCAAGCCCAGTTGGGCGAGCAATCGCAAACGGCCATGCGGGTGAAGAACAATACCGGCTCTGCGCTGTCGCGCTTTGCTGTTGTCGGCATTGACGGCATATTGATTGATGCCACTACGAATATGTCGTCGTTTAGTGATCAACCATGCCTGCTTGGCGTGGCGACGACAGAGGGCGGACAGTATGCCGTCTGCCTCGACGCTATACCGTCCGGAGGCATCGGCATGGCGGCGGTTGACGGTGTTGTGCAGGCACGGGTTAGTGTCAGTGACGCGGATCATAATTATGCCACCTGCGGCGACGGAGGCACTACACTGACCAGTGGTGCAACCGGCGATTGTCGGATTATCTACAAGCCCTCTGGCACTGGCACGCTTTGGTGCATCGTGCGGCTCGGATCGCGGCCTGTATCATTCCCGGCGAAGCTCACAGGAGCGGCGGCGTATTCTGGCTCGTCTTACCGCTGGAAATATGCATGGGAGGAAGTTGTGGACGACGGCGACGACGTAACAACCGTGACCAACGGCCGCAGCGGCACGACTTCTACGGATTACGCCCTGAATGATTTTGAGCGCTTCCACACTTCGACGATTGCCGGTGGAGTTGCGTTAGACGGCGATGATTACCCGGCGGGATTTGCTCCTATGCCTATCGGCGGTGCCGGGCCGCTTTCGAGCGGTGATGGCATCTGGCGGTATTCCGTGGTAGTGCAGATGCACGAGCGTTGGGACGCCACGAATTCCAAGTGGGTTTATCGCTTCTCGGCCCCGATCAGCCATGATGGTACTTGCGAGGCGGCGACATGAGCATGCACAGGATATGTTGCTGCGGCGGCGTTTCAACCTTGTACGCTACCCCTGCGGGCTGGTATGGCAATTCGGCAATCGTCGATGATGAATACGTGGTTCTGGTCTGGGATGATCAACTAAACGATTATGTGCCGATAGACCCGCCGGTTTTGC